GCCTCCGGCTTCACCCCGCCAAACTCGCTTACCGGGACCAGTACACCGCCGGCTATCACCGAAGCCACCTCCACCCAGTATGCTTTTAGTTTCTTACCACCCGTAACGGCACAGCGCATCAGGTCGTGCGCCACGAACGTGTTCTCCTGCTCAAAGGTGATACGGTAATTGTTGCCCTCCCTGGTCACGGTCTTGATCTTGCCGTTGGCTGCGGATACAACCAGCTGCCCTCCCACGCTGCGAACCTTTTCGATCAACAGTTCCATGGCTACCAGTGTCTGACGGATGGTCGCCTTATCTATCGTAAGGTTACTGAGTCCCGTTATTTTATCTATCCATATCTGCCAGCCCTCACCGAACATGCCGTCCACGAAACGGGTGCTCCGGAGCAGTTCACGGATAACCGCCGTCAGAAACTCGGCGTTCCCGTCGCTGTCAACATTGCCTCCGGATTCACCGGCTTTGTAATCCCCAAAATAAGCCCCTTTCAGAAAACCGATCACCTCGGCAGCGGTATCCCGATGGCGTTTACTCAGGAATTCCCTTTGGCTTCTTTTTGCCGAGTAAAGATTGTTGTCGGTCGGCAGCGTATTATCGAAGCTCCGGATAATATCGGGAAGGGCCGCGCTACCGACCTTATCCTTCGTATAACTTTTCAGTTCCACGATGCTGTCGTTCACCCTGTCAAACTTGGACACCTGCAGGGCGTCACTGATCTCCAGGTCCATCTCCCCGGGAAGGTTTACCTTACGGGTGATCTTCGTAATGCGGCTCCTGCGGTAGCCGTCCTTGGGGAAATACTCGGCACTCTCCAAGCGCACACGCCGGCCGACAAACAAATCGACTCCCTGCTCCTCGATCCATACGTGATCGGTCGGAGCCTTGTAAGAGGCGATGTCCAGCCAATATTCCTTGTTATAGTCATCGACGGCTTTCCGGAATTCCTCCTCTGCCAGACGGTAATATTCATCCGGCATCCGGACGTTCCAAAGGATATAGGTATCCCCTGCCTTCGGAACGAGCTTGCCGCCCGGAAGCTGCGTGTCGTCGCCATAAGGCCAGATCGTGATGATCTCGAACTCACGGGTGGCGCTGTCGAAGTTCACCTCGAAATAATGGTCGTCCCCCTCCCCCAGCCCGGAAAGGTCGCCGCTCTGGAAGGAAACGCGTTTCGTCTCACCGGCCAGCTCGTAATCGTTAGGATCGAAATCCAGCCCTCCGTCCTTGAAGTAATAGACGGTAAAGGTCTTCCCTTCCTCGTCCTTTACCTCCTCACTGCGCACACTGCTTACCGTGCCCACTCGCCGGGGATAGATACCGCTGAAGGCGGCCTGCTCGTAATGGTCATAGATACCGTACTCGTCCACGCCCACCTCCACGTACTTCTTTTTTCCGGGGAGCATCAGACGGGGGCTGCCGTATTTCTCCGCGTCGATGTTCCGGCTGCTCCCGATCGGGAAAAGGCGCGTATAGAACTTCTCCGTATTGCTCGTATCCCGCTCCAGGGAGATCAGCCCCTTGCCGTATCCCAACGTGATCTCCTCGCCGTGCTCGCAACGGCACACGTTCACCGTCTGCCCCTCGACCCACCATTCGGCCTTGCCTCCCACCTTGCCGGCGATCTCCTTCAGAGCCTGGTCGCAGTACATGCCCTCATAGTCGATCACGATAAGATCGGTACCGTCCACCTGCCCCACCTTCCAGTCGGTAATGTTACCCATGCCGTCATTGATGGCCTTCACCACCATCGCCACATGGTCACGGGGCGTGGCGGTCAGCGTGAACAGGGGGTTGGTGTCACCGTCGGTGGTCTCCAGCACCAAGAAACGTTTGATAAGGCTCTCGATGCCGTACAGCTTCAGGTTATACTCCCATTCACCCTCGCTCACCTGCTTCGGCGTGTAGCGTTCCGTCAGCCAGTACCGTTCACCCAGATAGTCCGTGTAGTCGTTCACGTCCAGGGGCACGAAGGCATAATAGCTGAACGACAGGGAAAGCACATTCTCTCCCTGCACTTCCTTGCTTTGCGTCGAGCTGTCGTTCACAGCCACGCCCGCACGCTTGGTTCCGGCTTTGTCATATATCGTTAGAAGCATATTCCAATAGCGTTTGAATGGTTATATAATCGGGTTCGGTTCCCGGAACTTTACCTTAAATTTGCTGGCATGCACGCCTTCCGTCCACAGGTAGGTCAGCGGGGTAAACTTCGTGCAGTCGGCATACTTCACACGCAGTGTCAGATCAAGTTGGGGAAAACGGATGTCCAGCCAGCCGTCCTTCCCTTGTTTCAGAAAATTCACAAAGGCAAAGTACTGTTTCATCCAGCCTGCCTTGGTCTTACTGTAAAGGGCAAAGTGCAGCGTCACGTCCCGCGCTTCATTCCGTGGGGTGAGCACGGCGCTGTATTTCTCCCCGTGCTCTTCCCGGATGGACACGGCGGTATCCTTCTTGGCCTTGCTCGGGGTCAGGATGGCCGTCAGGTTCTCCATGCCCCCGCGCCGGTCTTCCACCAGGAACACGCCGTATTCCGTCCAGATGTCCGTGCCGTTCACCAGCACCAGTCCGCTCAGTATATTGCCCATATCACTTCACTTTTAGTCCGTCACGTATCATTTTCTTTATCACTTCCTTCAGTTCGCCCAGGTGTCCGGCGCTCACACCGGTGTTCTCGGCTATCCGGGCCAGATGCCCTTCAGCCGTGTCCATCTTCTCCACCACGCTTTCCAGCCGGTCGTCCATGCTGCTCCAGTGCTGCAGCCCGCCGGTGAACATGCCCTCCAGTTTCGTGCCCTGGTCCTGCGTCATGGCCGTAAAGCCGCCCGCTTTCGCACTTTGGCTCGTACCGCCCTGCTGCGTCTTGTCATAACCGGTGGCTGCCGCCAGGTTGTCACGCAGGGCAAGGGCTTCATCCATATACTGCATGTACTCTTCCATCAGCGCGTTCCGTTCCGCCTCGGTCAGTTCGTTGTCCTCCATGGCCTTGCCGAACTTCTCCCACCAGCCTTTCAGTTTGTCGCTGTACATCTCACCGATCTTGTTGCTCAGCATCGCCCGCATGAAGTACTCGGATATATCCTCCGCCGCATCCTTGGCACCGTACTTCATGTTCATCAGGTTGTCGATGAAGCTGCTGTACATACCGTCGAACGAAATGCCCGTCAGCCCTTCATACAGCTGGTCGGTCAGTTCCTCCAGCTTGCCGGCCTGGTCTATGTAGTCATCCAGTTTCTCGGTCAGTCGCCCGCCATAGCCTCCCTTACCGGTATTCTGGATTTGCGTCCACATATCCACGTTGCTGCGCAGTGCCTTCATTTCCTCCGGGCTCAGGCTCCACAGGTTCCCGTCCCACTGGCGGCCGATCTGTCCGCTCAGTTTGTCTATCTGTGCCTGGTTGAAACCGCCCCAGTAGTAGTTCCAGCTGTGGTGACTTCCGTGGTAGCCGGCTTGCGCCATAGCCATCTGCAGGTAGTTCGAATTCGTTTCCTGCTGCATCTTGTACGCGTCGCGGTAAGCCGCCACACTCTTCGTCCCCTGGCTCTGCTTGATGGTGTCGGTCAGATCCTCTATCGAGGTCTGCAGCAGCTCGTTCCGGTCTGTAAGACGGTCTATAGCCGCCTGCACTTCCTTGGCGTTCCCGCCGATGCCGAACAGTTTGTTGAAACCTCCGAAAGACACCGTGTTCAGCAATCCCCCGATACCTTTCACAAGGGAACCGCCTATCTGTTTGAACAGGTCTCCGCTGAGGATGGTGTCTATCAATGATGAGATAATCGGGCCAATACCGTCTTTCAGCAAATCCAGTATGGAGAGAATGGCCGATATGATCTGCCCGATGACTCCGGCACTTGACAGGGTTTCGGACATCCGGCTGATGGCATCGCCGACCTTGCCTCCGATATTCAGTTTTGAAAGACCGGTAAGCATGTTCTGGATTCCTTCAAATGATCCCTGCAAGGTTCCGCTCGCAAAGCCGTGCAACCCGTTGGATACCATGTTCAATCCGTCAACCGTGTCCCGGGAGGCACTTTTCACCTCCCCGGCAAGCGCCTTCATTTCAGAGGTGGCGTTCAGGTATTCTTCGTCAGCTGAAACGCTGGACGATTGAGCCGTTTGAAGAGCAATTTGGGTACGTTCTATTTCTGCCTGGTTACCGCTTTCAAGAGCCTTGTTGTAATCGGCCTGCGCCGCTTTCAACCGGATGAATGCCGCTTCCTGCTGCAGTTCTGCATTTTGCACACGTGTTACGGCATCCCCCAAAGCGTGCATCTGCGTTTGCAGCCGGGCAAAATCCAATGTGCCGTTGCCACCGGGGAGCATGCTTTGAATACGTTCAATGGCATCGTAAACGACCTGCTGATCCGCTGCTCCTGATTTTTTGAACTCATCCGTCTTGACATACTGCTTAAGTTCGCCAAGCAGATTCTTCATCTGGTCTGCAAGCAAGCCGGTTAAATCCCCGAACGCTGCTCCCCAGTCTATCTTCTGGGTAAGGGATTCCATGTCCACTTTGTGCACAGCCGCATCACGCTGCTTTTCCAAAGTCAGTCTTTCGCCCTGGGACTGTGCCTTGCGGATTTTCTCGGCATATTCTTCAGCGATGGCCAGTTTCTGCTGCTGGAAGGTCCCGTATTCCTTCAGATAGTCACGCATGGCTTCCGCCTCTTCCCTGTACACGTCCGCCTCCGCTTTTTTCCTTGACTCGGTGTTTGAGGCACGGGCTTTTTCAAGTTCATCCTGTTGCTCCCGGGTAAGTCCGTTATCTCCGGTGGAAAGACCGGCTTCCTTGTTCTCACGCTTCCAGTCGGCTTCCTGCCGGTTTATCTCTTCTTTCCGGGCGTTATAGTCATATTCGATTTGTGCCAGTTTCTTTTCGGTACCGGCTTGCATACGGTCTATCTCTTCCTTCCGGTTCTCGGCCTGCAGGGCGGCAAGATCCTGCGCCAGCCTGCGCTCTATGGCAAGCCGTTGCTTGGCTTCCGCTTCCGGATTCTTCCCGGACTGCTTGGGGTCGATATATCCGCCGATATTTCCTTTTTTGGCTGCTTCTGCCGCTTTCTTTACCTCTTCCTCCGCTTTTTTCAGATAACCGTCGCGTTTGTTTTCGGCATTTTTCAACAGTATGTCATAAGCTTCCTGATCATGTTTCTTAATGGCAGCCTGTGCGTCATAGAACTGCCCGGATTCTGCCATGCTTGACTGTATGATATATTGTCCCCATTTCCCGAAAAAACCCATGGCGCTTTCCGCCTCTTCCGGTTTCTGCGCCTTGATTTTATTCACCTCTTCATCGGCTTCTGCAGCTTTTTTTACAAGGTTCTGGACATTGGCCTGGTGCAGCAGAACCTGTACATAGTCCTCGCTCTTTTGGATAAGGGTATCATACCATTCGGAAAGTGTTTTAT